TCTTCTGCGGTGCGGAAGCGTCGAAAGAGATCACGTCTGCCATTACCGGAGCGCCTTTCTCACCGGTCAGAGTCTCCCACTTCAACGAGGTCTTTCTTTTCACCCCGAAGAAGTTCGGGAAGACAACCGGTTTCACATGACGGGTATTCAAACGGGCCGCCATGTTCTTTTTATTCACTTGCTTAATTAAACTTCTTTCCATATATCTGATTTTAATGGATTACACAAAACGGATAAACGACATTAATACCTTCAAGTCCTTATCTACCGGGAACGGCATACAGGATTCGTTTACCGTACCTCTTACCAATAACCCGGACTGCTGGTTGGCCACAGTCAAGTCGACTTTATTCATCGTGACAACCAATTCGCCATCATAAGGCAACTTGGCGGCTTTCGCAGCCTGTTTGTCTTTAGCCTGAACCAATACCTGACCTTTTGCGGCAGCACCGATAGTCGCTTCCAACGTGATCGTATCAAACTCCGCATTACTCTTATCAATAGCCGTGATCTTATCGGACGCGCCTGTCAAAGCTCCACCAATCGTCACGAAGTCACCCACACCAAACAGATGATTCTTGGACACCTTATAAGTAGTTTCATTGCCAGCATCGGAAGCCATCGCCGTCTTCAATACATGATACAGCCCCGTTTCCGGATCTTTCACCACGATCACGATCGGAGGAAGCTCGTCCAACGACTTGCCATTGAACAAAGCGTTCCGCAAATCCCGGCGGTCAATCGTCCCACCGCCGATCACATCCTCAATAATCTTTTCAATTCCGGGAGGATACTGGAATTCTCTTTCTCTTTTTCTGTACATAACGTTACACTTTTCTTGGATTATTCAATACCCAGGTTCACCACACCGGGATTATTCGCACTCTTGTCGGCATCCTGATCCATCAGCTTCGCCCAATCCGCCTCGGAACGCTCCGGAAGATTCACGGAACCGGGAGCGTAATCACCACGGGCCACGGCATCATCGATCGCCTTTTGCTGGATTCCGGTAAACTCTTCGGAAAGCGCCTTGATTTGATCCTCGATAGAGGTTTCCGAAGCCAAGTCCACACGTCCCAGCCAGTTATCCGGAAGACCAGCATCTTTCAACTGCTTACGGACTGTTTCTTTCTTAGCCTCGTTTGCCGAGTTGGTAATGGAATCGCCCACCTTCTTAGCCATATCATCGACGCTCTTCCTCATACTTTCCAGATAAGCTTTCAGTTCCGGGCTAAGATCCTTCAACAGTTCTTCTTCCGTTTTCTTGTTCTTATCCGGATCTTCTACCGGTTTACCATCCTTCAACCCATGCTTGGCTTCATAAGCGGCGACAGCGGCCGTTTCAGCCGTAGTCTTAGCTTCATTCTCCGCTTCTTGGATTGCCGGAAGAATATTATCCTTGAACAGGTCCACGAAAGCCTCCATCCCCTCGGCTTTCTCAATCTTGAACGTTTTCTGAATACGTTCCGCATACTTCTCCGGCACGCCTTTCGTCTTACATGCCGCCTTGATTAAATCTAAAATTGTCATAAGAGTTTTCTGTTTAAAATATAAGGGAGGGGAAATTTTTCCTTGCACAATTCAGAATTAGTGCTCATCTTTGCGGTGTCTATCATATTTAACTAAGGGATGTGGGCATTTTTTATGCACACACATTTATTGTATAACGATATTTGGTATTCGTGTACCCCTGTGTGGAACTGTAATGGGACCACAACATCCCTTGGAATGTGATAGACAGCAGGAAAGGCACGAATACCTTTTTTTATTATATATGTCTATCAATTCCAAGGATTCCAATGCCGCCAACAATAGTAACGGCAAAAGGACGGCCCAACCCTCCGAAATGGGCAAGTACTCCACTCCAGAACTGCAAGCCGCTTTCAATTCCGGTCGAGAGATAGGAAGAACCGAAGGAATGCTATACTACATCAAGCACGCTTCCGAGAACATGCAAAAGGAGGCTGAGAAGTTAAATTCGAAACTACAGGCACAAAAAGCGAAAGTATAATAGAGATATTACGTGGCAATTGAGTAAACAATTTAGAGGGCATCGGGTGTATTCTGTAAACTGCCACTTTACTACAGAATCCCCTTTGCCCTCGCTTTTTTTCGGAAATATGAAAAATTCATCATTTAACGCAAAAGAAATTGCGAAAGTAAACAATGTGGCTATCATGGCCGGTAATGATCCTAAGAGGTTGGTTCCCATCAAACCGATTTGTGAGGCGTTGGGAATTGATGATCGATCACTGCGCCAGAAAATTCAAAGTCATCCTATTCTTGGTTCAACTGGGGTGCTGAGCAC